GGTAGACAGCGAAGCGGTGGCTGCACTCGTGGCTTTCGCTGCTGGTAAACCTTGGGAAGTGTTATCCGAAATCTATGGAACCGCAGCGCTCGCATGGATTACGCAACACGACCCGCGCACGCTCAACCTTGCCCGCGTTAACTCATCCCCGCTATGGATAGGGCAGACAGATACAGGCTCGCTATTCTATGGCTCAACACGACAGACCATAGAGAACGCTGCAATCATGGCAGACTGCGACCTTGACTGGATACACGAAGCAGCCGAGGGTGAATACTTCAAGGTTAAGGATGGTGCTATCACCGAGTATCAGACCTTTAAACCACGCAAGCATCAGCCACGCCAGTGGCTAATGCCTTACGAAACCGACCTTGATTATCGCCCATCTAACCAACGCGAACGCGAAAGTAATTGGGATAAATGGTGGGAACAAGAAGATGAACTTGCTTTCTAGCGTTTAAACTAAAGAAGCCCCGCCAACAACGGCGGGGTTTTTTTATTGCCTACGCAAATCTCTCGTGTTTAAACAGATGTGATACCACGGCGGTATCAATTTCTTCTGGAGCGTAATGTTTAAACAACAAAATAAATAGTCATCTCCTTCTGGTGGGCTGTGTTTAAACACCAGAGATAGCACACTACCATCAAGTACCAGAAAGTCAAGCGTTTAAACATGAGAAATAATTTGTACAAAACTTCTGGAATTCTGTACAAAATTTGACTGGCTTGGTAGAATAACTTTTATCAAAGTGATTTGATAAAAGTATAGCGTGGTGTTTAAACAACCCGCACAAAATCTTTTCTTCTCTGGTAAATATCCTTGACTTTTATTTACTAACGATGGGAAACTTATCCCATGAATAACGAACAAACACGACAAGAGATAAACAAACTACGCGCACGCCTATTTAATCAGGCGGAACACATACTCAGAGAAATCCACCGCGATGACTTTGATGCAATCTACAAACAACTTTGCGAGGATGCAGGCATACCTTATGCACCCAAGGAAAGAGAACTAATCAAGTATAAATATAAAAACATAATTGAAAACCATAACAAGACGAAAGGAAACTAAGGTGAGAGTAGCAAGAATAAAAGAACTACTAAGCGAATACTCAGACGATACCGAACTAATGGTGGCATGGAACGATAGCGAAATGCTAAACGAGTACAAGAATACCAATGCAGAAACATGGACAAAAGCAGTACAGGTTTATGAGGACAGCGAAATAACTGGCTTTGGTGATGACTGCCGATGGGCTATCCAAGAAGTATTAAACGGACAAGGAGAGAACTAAATGTACCTAGGAACATGGGATATAGCAGCAATCATGCTGGCACTGGCTGCAACAATCGCAGTCATCGCACTAGCAATGAAAGACAACGCTCGTTTAAACAAACAGAATATGTATCTCCGTAAGCGCAACTTAGAACTAACTAAGCGCATGGAAAACATGGTTGAAAGACCTTTCTAATGGAGCCAACAATCAACGATATTAAACGCATGATACAAGAGAGCGAGGAACCAGTGAGTAAATTCAGATGCGTTGCATGCAAGCAAGAACTAAAGCAACTAACTGATGGATACCAGTGGATTACTAGCAATGGCGCTATCTTCTGCGAAGTTACAAATGAAATCCATTACCGAGAGAAAGTAGAAATCCAGTGAGCGAACACAAGCCAGTCAATGGGGTAATTGTTTATCCCGATGGAACGCACGAGGAGAAAGTGTTTAAACAACTTAAAGATTACCAAGATGCCATCGGTGGATGGATTGCTGCGGTCAATCTTTATGATTACAATGGCATGCAAATCGCGTGCGCTTATGTAGATGATGAGGGATTACTAAAAGAACTCTCATTAAATCCAATGGCAGGTGCATTATCTTTCCTATTCGGCAACACCCCACACCTTATGGGCAATGCGGTACTGGTGGGCAGAGCCGATGACGAGGGATATAACACAGACCTGCCTGACTTTATCCTTACGCTGATTAAAAATATCAGTGCTAAGCAGGATGAGAACGCATGATGTTTAAACGACTGGTCGCCATCTTCCTTATAGTTACAGCAAGCGTGGCTATTGACGACAGGTTTTTTGATAAGTCGCATGTACCCATCGCACCATTAACAGACAGCAATGGAGTTAGCGGTGCGGTGGTTACCTTTTATGAGAACGAGTACCAGCGCTACGCAGTAGACCTACTAATACAGATGGATAAACTGGAGCAATGGACATGTCTATACACACTATGGATGCGCGAGAGTAACTGGAACCCACGCTCGCTCAATCGTAAGTCGGGTGCTTATGGCATCGCTCAGTTTATGCCATACACATGGAAGCAAGTTGGGTTTAAACGCAGCGATGATGGCTTCGTACAAGTTGAAGCAGGGCTTGCATATATCCAGCGTAAATATGGTGGCAATATATGTAAGGCGCTAGGCAGCAACCTATCTAGGGGATGGTACTAATGAACGAATACACAGAACTACTGGATGGCTTACGCAAGCATCTAATCGTCAGTGGGTTTACCTTTAACGCGGAGATACCTACCGACCCAATAATCACTAGACCAGTGCGCGTTGAAATGCTGGTCGCATCTATCATGGAGTATCTAAATGCTACAGGCTACGCCAACACCACCAAAATTTCATAAGATATTAAACAGCAAGGTCATGGCAGATGGCTCAGTCATGTACGCCTTTAAGTTTAATCCCAAGTTGTTTGACTATGCACAATGCAGGGGAATAGATACGGAAGTTTTCTATCCAGTGCAGGAGAAGTTTGAACCACTAGAAGAACGCTATATAACAGAGCGACTATGCGGGAACTGCCCAGTCAAGGAAGCCTGCTTAGAGTGGGCGCTAGTCCACGAACGCTACGGAATATGGGGTGGAACTACACCACATCGCAGGAAGTTTATCCGTAGGCATCGCAGGTGGGCTTTCAACGACCCGCGTTTGCCACACACCCAACGAGGGTGATACACTAAGAACAAGAAGCACCCGCGCCTTTCGTCAGGTATGAACTCCAGTCCATAAATGCGGGTGCTTCTCTCTTTTAAAGTTTAAACGCATTACGCATTAACATAAATACTTCATCAGCCAAATCATCAAGAGTGCCATTGTTATACACCACTCGTTTAAACATGTGGTTGTCCATTGCATGCTCACTTACATGGTCATTGACTGCGTGGTGATTAGCGCGGTTAATTCTCCACACTTCACCGCCCTGTTCTTCAATCATCTTTGCTTCATTAGGAAAGCGAACATCAGGTATAACAATACGCTCACCCATATTCATCTGATTAAACAAATGCCACACCCAAATATCTTGGTGGATTAACTTGCGACCAACATCTGTGCCTAATACCTGCAACAAACGGCGCACTTCGTCTTTTGATTTAGCAACTTCCCATCCGTGTTCTTCTACCAGTTCGTTTAAACGCAAGCCATCAGCAACCACGGGGTTCAACTGCAACAACGCTTTGCGAATACCATCAGCAAATGCCATGCGTTTAAACCCATAGTTCAATACGAGCAACTCAGCCACGCTGTCTTTGCCACTGCGGGCATATCCACTCAGTCCAATAATCACTCTTGCTCCTCCTGATTTCTTATCTCTGCTCTTGCTTCTGCATTACTACGAACGCGCCTACGCCCACGCCACACTGGTGCTTCGCCACCCAATCTGTCTTGCAACTTGGTTAACGCACGCTTCACACGCTTACGCATTGCTTCTTCAGTAGCACCATAAGTTTCAGCAAGCGCACCAAACTCCATGCCACCATCTGCATAACGCAAGCGAAGGAGAATTCTGTCGTTCTCGTTTAAACGCTCCAAGCCTGAAGCAACATCAGCCAACAGCGCTAAACGATTGCCACCTTCTGATGGCTTGGCGCTACGACTTATGTATTCATTACTCATATCAGGAGTATCTACCCAACCAACATGTGTCCAAACATCACGCAATAGTTCATGCAATACTTCATGGCTGTAGTAATAACTATCGTTCATTGGAGTGCGAGATAAATGCGAGCGCTCTTTAGCAACATACTTTTGTGCTTCATTGTAGAAAGTTTTGCGTAGTTTAAACTTCAGACTTTCTTCGTCAGTCCATTGCTCTATCTTGTGCCAGTGTTCTAACGCCCACAAAGACAGGTGCTGGTACACATCATCAGTAGTAACGATGCCCCTGTGTATACGATTGGCACGAGATGCAACTTGACGGGCAATCCCGTAGATTGTTTCCCAAACTTTATCTTGGCTATCCACGCTTTAGTTTTCCTAAGTTCTCTATTCGTTCTCTGTCGTCTTGTTCTCTGCAACTATTACATAATGGTGCTTTACCGCGTTTAAACCCACGGCGCTCAAACATTACCTGGCATCTGGGACACTGAAGTTCTACCATGTTTAAACATCCGTGGTTAATAATGATACTGGTACACGCCAGCCACCAATAGATGGGTCGGCATACTCATCAGTCATAAAGTCATCAGCCCTAAATGAACCAAAGATTTCTACCATTGAAAAGTATTCTTCATCTAAAACTTTTACCCCAAATATAATTCTGCCTGCATCTTTTTTCCAGAAAGGGATAGCGTTCTGGGTACGAATAGTTCGCACTTCTACATCACCCACATCAGGTATGTTCTTGCGCTTACCATGAAGTTCGTTCGGATACCATGGCACTGACCACTGCATGTTGTACTCTCTAGCAACTGCCCACTCTGCAATGTTGGCTCTAATGTTTGCGTTAATCTCAGGCTCTAACCTACCCGCACGCTTGCCTGCTGCATAGTTAGGTCTATCCTCTGAATCAAACTTGGTAAGCCATCGCTCCACTGCAAGCAAGGTGCATACTCGTACTTCGTTTTGGTCTAATCTAACAATCACACTAATTCCTTAATGGTTGGTGTAGAACACAGGTGTTCTCTTGGGTTGCCATACACATTGCAAACTGGACACAGCACTAGGCGTACTGCGTTCAGCGACCTCATTGATAACAACATGTCTGTTAATAACTTGTCTATAAAATCTTGCGATGCCTTATCGTACATGTTTAAACACCAACGCGCTTTCGTAATCCTTCAGCACCTTCAGCAAGGAACACATCATTAACATCGCAGTTATCAGGCATGAATACAGGGAACACATTGTCTAGTTCACGAGAGATAGTCTTTGCCATCTCCTTGCCTGCGTTATCACCATCGCAGAACAACATAATCTTTTCCCAGTCAGCAAGTACGCGGGAGTAAAATGGTTTCCAGTTGTTAGCCCCTGGCAAACCAACCGCAGCAAACCCCACCTGCGTAGCGATGATTGTGTCTAGTTCGCCCTCGCAGATGACCAACATATCTGCATCTTGATTGAGTGCTTGAACATTAAAGATGTGGGTAGATGCGCCAGGTCTTGATAAATACTTTGGTCCATTGTCGTTGTTTAAACTACGGAAACGAATATCAATTACTCCTGCTGGAGTTAGATAAGGGATAGCCAACTTACCGAGGTAAGGTTCATGTCCTGCTTCAGGATTTGCCACGAACCCTAGGCGGAACATACGCGCTGTCGCTTCTGTTATACCGCGATTCGCCAGATACGGGAGCGCTTCGCTTAGGTTTTCTGCGTAGTTCTCCGTTGCTTTCGCCAGTAATTCTCTCTGCGATTTTGAGAGCCTCGCCATAATTAACTCCTTCTCGTTTCATAATAAGTGAATAC